CTTAGATGGCGAAGCACGTGGACAGTTTGATGATGTGCTATCTGTACAGCTTGCTCGTGCTCGCTTTGCAGTGCTACAGATCCAAGCAGCTGAGAAATCTATCCAAGCACCTATTGCTATCCCACAAGATGTGCAAGAGTTGGCCCTTGGTCCTGATTCAATTATGCGTTCTGCTAACCCACAAGGTATTCGCCGTGTTCCTTTGGAACTACCACCTGGAGTCTTTACTGAGTCCGGTGTCCTAGAGCGTGAACTACGTATGGGTGCTCGTTATCCTGAGACTCGTTCAGGTGATATCAGCGCATCTGTTATTACAGGTCGCGGTGTACAAGCCCTACAAGCAGGATTTGATACACAGATCCGTGCAGCACAGGCACAGTTTGCTCGTTTGTTTACAGACCTAGTATCTCTTTGCTTTGAGATTGACGAAAGAGTCTTTGGTTCTATGACCAAGGAGATTCGTGGCGTTGATGACGGTACTCCATACTCAATGAAGTACATCCCATCACGTGACATCAAGGGTGAGTACGGCGTAGATGTACGTTACGGCATTATGTCTGGTATGGATCCTAACCGTGCCATCATTGCATTGCTTCAGATGCGTTCAGATAAGCTCGTATCACGTGACTATGTACGTCGTGAGATTCCTATGGAACTTAACGTCACACAGGAGGAACAACGTGTTGATATTGAAGAGATGCGTGACTCTTTGCGTGTTGCTGTTGCACAGTATGCACAGGCAATACCGGCTCTCGCGGCGCAAGGACAAGATCCAAGTCAAATTGTTAACCGCATCGCAGGTGTTATCCAAGGTCGTCAAAAAGGACTCTCACTAGAGTCTGTTATTGAAAAGGTCTTCGCTCCTGAACCACAACCAGCACCAATGCCAGGTGCAGAACAAATGATTCCAGCAGCAGGTGCGGCCCCCGCCCCTGCCTCGCAGCAACCTCCACAAGAACAAGGCGGTATGGCCCCTGCTGCTGGTCCAGCTCAACGTCCCGACATTGCAGGTTTACTTGCATCCATCACAGGCGCAGCATAGGAGGAGGTGTAAAATGAAAAAAGGAACATTCGCAAAGGCAATTATGGCTAAGGTCGTAGAAGGCAAGCGAGATACATCAAAGCCAGCAGGTCCAGGCAAAGTATCTTTTGGTATGACTCCAGCAGGCCGTAAGGGTACAGCTGTTAAAAAGGGTAAGTAATAATTCAAATGAGAGGCGTGCTGGATGAGAAACGATGACGATTTTATACCTCGTCCAGTACGTCGCTCTGATTTTACAGTGATCTTTGCAGGCTTAGTACACAACCTAGCCTCATCATTTCACACATTTACAGAAGAGATATTAGAAATTTCTATCTATCACGCTAATCAAAAGACAAAGACAATGAAGGCTTGGGAAGATATGAGCCAAGACCTAGAGAAAATTCAGGAGGAAACAGATGGCTAGAGGTCCACTCGCCGGTGCTTCAGGTCCTGGTAAGTTTTCAAAGCGAACAGATTTACCTTCTGCCTATTACGGTGAAGGTGTAGAAACAGCAGCCATTAAATCAGGTGCGCCATTGGCAACAACCCCAGATGTGCGTCCATCACAGGCTCCAGCAGTACCTGCTCAAGAAGCAGTCACGCCACTATTTGCACCAACACAGCGTCCAGAAGAACCTATCACTACAGGTATTGACCGTGGTGCAGGACCTGGTTCATCAGTATTGGCTATGCAGTCACAGTTTGCTACACGTAAACTCTCTGACATCTTAGCTGAGATGATTCCATACGATAACACTGGAGAAGTTGCTATTCTTTATCAGAACGCACTAGCGCGAGGTAACTAATGGCTGATAATCTTTCATCAGCATCGTATGCAGCCAAGTTAGCAGCAGAAGATAAGAAGAAACTTGAGGCATTTAACAAGTCTCTCAAGGCTCACAAGGAACTTACCAACCTGCCACCAGAACTTGCACAGAAGCAGTACGCTAAGTACACACCTGCACAGCAAGCATCGCTTCAACAGCAGTATGGCAACGAAGATCCAGTGCAAAAGCCAGACCAAGGTTGGTTATCTACCACTTGGAACTACACAGGCGGTGCAATTCTTGGCGGTCTTAAGGAAGTTGGCAAGGATTTACTTGGTGGACTACAGAATGTATCTGATTTCTCTACACGTGTTGCTCGTACAGTCTTAATTGCTGGCGATCAGCAGGTAGATCTTAACGAGGCTTGGGACATTGCCAACGATAAAGGCGATAAAGTCTTTAGCCCAGGACGTATTGAGCGTGCCAAGGAACTCTTTGACCCAAATGCTGTAACTGTCGCTATGCGTATTGCAGCAGGTGAAGACCAAGGTAAGATTCTTAAGGAATCAACACCTGAGCAGGCTAAGTATCTTGCTTTGTATGACAAGAAACAAGGTACACCGGAAGAGCAAGACCTATTCCAAGACACACTTGATGCTGTTAACGCAGCAAAGTACTCACCTGGTCGCTTTATTGCAAACCTATTTACTCCTGAAAAGTATGAAGGTTCTGGATTCTTTTACAAGACAGTATCGGGAGCAGTAGATGCTGCATACCGTGTCTTTGCTGATCCACTTATCGTCGCTGGTAAGGCTAAGAAGTTATATGACCTTAGCAAGTACTCTGTAGAAGTTATTGCAGGTAGTGCTGTTCGTGATGGCGTAGCCTTTGCAAACTACTTTGACCAGCCAAAGACTATTGATTTCTGGAATGACTACGGCTCAAAGCTCAAGTCATACCGTGAAGCAGACAAAGTAGGCAACACAGTAGAGAAAACACGTCTCATCGAAGAGATGAAGATACTTGCACCCGAGTTTGGTCCTGCAGTTATTCAAACATTTAACAAAGCAGATGAGCCAATTCAAGATGTGCTCACAGCTAAGGCTTTCTTTTCCAATGCAAAGCAAATGGATGAGATGGTTAAGGGTGCAGGTGGTCGTCGTCGCATCATTGCGCCACGTATGACAGAGGCTCGCAAACTACGTGTTGCATCTTTGACTCAAGTCAACAAAGTATTTAACATTGACAAGGTTGGACCAGCCCTAGTTAACGCATCATTCTTTGGTGAAGATGCAACAGATGCTGGTATCTACAAGGCTGTAACAGAAGGCAAAGAGGAGATCGTACAATCTCTCAATGCACTCAACAAGACCAAGAAGGTCGGAGTTGCACGCTTCTCAGTAGCAGATATCAATGTCCGAATTGACCGCTTTAAGCAACGCTTTGCTATTGCACCGATGTTTAGAGACAACGAATTTGATCTGCTAGATCCTAACGCTGCAGATTATATGTACCGACTTGCTCGCTTGGTATTCCCACAACGTGAATCTAAGTTAGTAGCAGAAACCTTCCGTGGTATGGAAGACCTAGGACAACGTAAAGAATTTTATTATGGCCTTATGGATAACATCACAGATATCCGTGGCATCAATACGACTGAGCCTACAGAAAGAACTGGTCGCCTTATAGCAGGCAAAGGTAAGTCTAAGTTTGATAACACTGGTGAAGAGCTAGATGAGGTCGGTGCATTTGCTACAGACTTTAACAGCAAGGTAACAGTACCTACTCTAGTAGACATTGACCGTCTAACTGCTCGTAGCACTATCGGTCAGAAGATTCTAGGACCAGTTGCTAACAGTGAGTTTCTTGAGAAGACTGTGGGTTACTGGTCTTTCCTAACCCTTGCTGGACCACGTTATGCTATCCGTAACTCAATTGAAGATTTAATGGTTAACCTTGCCATTGGTGAGTCTCCTTGGGGACTTGCCACTAGCCGTCGCTTAACTACACGTGTATTAACATCACTGCAAGAAGCAGGTAAAGCAGGAGGCTTTGAAGGATTAGCCAATAGCCCACTTGGTTTCGTAATGCGTCTTGTTAACAAAGAAGAAGCAGCACGCTACCAGGATGAAATCAAGCGTCTTGATGATGTCCTAGTACGCAACAAGGCTGAGATCAAAGACCTTCGTAAGACTATTGAAGAGTCAACAGATGAAGCAACCATTACTGCTGCTCGTAACAAAATTGCTAAACTCCGCAAAGAGACAGATGTAGATGTAGTACGTAAGACTCGTGAGATTATGGCAGGTGCTTTGACTCAGGGACGTGTTAATAACTTCCTGAAGTCACAAGGTCGCAAGCCATTAAACGATGAGGCAGTAGAGTTTCTTACAGAGCAGATTGTCTATGGAGACTTAGAGAACCTGCTATCTGTTATCTCAGAAGGTGGCTTTAACTTTGCTTCCGGTGGAGACTTCCTGACTAACGCAGTTAACTTTACTAAGTTGCACAAGGTTCGCTCAGCAGAACTACGTATTACAGGACCTAAGCAAAAGTACACTCGTGCTCAAGGAGCAACTGGTTTCAAATCTTTTGGTGTAACTAATCAAGATGAAGCATCTTTAGTTTCTTGGCTGTTGCGTATTTCATACGTATCTAACGATGAGCTAGGTGCTATTGCTGTAGCAAACCTTGACAGACCAGATCTTGCTATACCAGCTATTGCTGATTACCTACGCAAGAATCCTAAGATCGTTGATGACTCAATCTTTAAGGCTAAGGATATTAGCGTTGATGAGCACGCACGTATTGTCTATGACCGTACCCGTAAGGTATTTGAGACACGTCGTGTAGATGCCAACGGAGTCAAGAAACTTAACAAGGAACTTCTTGAGAAGGTACGCACGATTGATGACAACGGCGATTATGTTGTATCAGGTCGTATCTCTTTAGAGGACTTGTACACCAAGAGCGATATGGATTTACCAGAATCTGTATTGGGACCACAACTTGTACCAGTAATGGATAGCGGAAACATAACAGCATCCTTTATGGAAAATGGATGGCGCTGGCTAGGTATGGCTAACGCACGTATGTCACGTCAGCCTATTGTTATCTCTGAGATGCTAGACATCCGCAAGTCAATGCGTCAGTCAGGCTTTGAAGATGCTTGGATTGCTTCATATACCAAGGGCATTAACCCTGCAGAGCAGGGACTAATTGACCAAGCAACAGAACTTGCTAAGCGTGATCTTGCTACAGTTGTAGAAGAGCGTGCTATTGGACAGACACTGGCTTACATTGATAATCCTTTGATCCGTTCACAGATGTCTTTCTCAATCCGTAACTTTGCACGTTTCTATCGTGCTACTGAAGACTTCTATCGTCGTGTTGGTCGCGCTGTGCGCTACAACCCAGAGTCAATTGCAGTAGCTGCACTAACTTATGAAGGTGTTAGCCACTCAGGTTTCATCCAAGAGGATGACCAAGGCGAGAAGTACTTTATCTATCCAGGTATCGCACCTGTCTATAACGCATTCCAGAAGATGCTAGATACGATAGGCATTGGAAGCGAGTTCAAGGCACCATTTCCAATTCAGTTTGGTGCTCAACTCAAGATGCTTACACCTTCGTTGAACCCAGACTCTTTGGTTCCTACATTTGCAGGACCAGTTGCTGGTATCTCTATTAAGACCTTGGAAAACATTGTCAATATCTGGAGTCCAGGGGCTGCAGATACCATTACTCGCCTTACACTAGGTAAGTACGCAGTAGATCAACCTATGGTTTCATCATTCTTGCCAGCACACGTGAACCGTATCTTGGCTGTTATGGACCGTGATGAGCGTGATTCACAGTACGCATCAGCACACCGCAAGGCAGTTACCTACCTTGAGGCTGCAGGTCACGGCATCCCTAAGCGTTACAACGCAGACGGAACTTTGATTCCACCAAGTGCAAAAGAACTAGAAGATTACCGTTTAATGATTAAGAACACTACTCTTAACATTCTAGGTATGCGCTTTGTGTTTGGTTTCTTGGCACCTGCCTCACCACAGGTACAACTCAAGTCAGATATGGCTGAGTGGGTACGCGATAATGGTCGTGCTAACTTCAAGCAACTATGGAATGACTTGAAGGATGAGTACGGTGCTGACTACAACGCAGCAATGAAGCGCTGGGTAGAGTTATATCCTAACCAGATTGCCTTTACTATCCCAGAGTCAGAGCGTACAACTGTTGCAGCCTTTGGATATGCAGAAGAGGCTGGCTTATTCGTTGAGCAGAACCAAGAACTATTCAACCAGTACCCAGAAGGTGCAACCTTCTTGATCCCTCACAAGGGCGGGTTCTCTTGGGACGCTTACAAGACTATGACAGATATGGGTCTTCGTAAGAACCAACGAGTAGAAGACCACCTACGTAAGATTCAGACATCAGCTGATTTGCAGTCATACTATGATCGCAAGAATGACTACGAAACAAGCCTGAAGAACTCTGCTACAGATTATGAGCGCAGTCGTTTGCGTAAAGAGTTCACTGCTTGGAAGACAGTATTCTTTGCAGGTCGTCCATTAGTTGCTGAAGAGTTGGCATCAGGTGGTCAGAAGAAGATTGAAACATACAATGCACTTAATGACCTTGAGTTTATGTTATCTGATCCAGCAGCACGCTCTGCAGCGCCTAAGACATTTGATGCTCTTAAGGAAATGCTTAATACCTATCTTGAGTTCAAGTCAGAGAAGGAACGCTATGACCGCTTTGGTGGTTCACAGGTTCTAATTCAGAACGCTAAAGATAGAACTATCGTAAAGTTGCGTGAACTCTCACAGTTTAATGAGAACACATTGGCAGCATACGATTCACTATTTGGAAGTTTACTAGGAGACTAATATGGCAGAAAAATTTGATGTCAATTCATTTATAGCCGAGGCTAAGGCAGCTCGTGCTGAGGCTCTTGTCAAGCAAGAGGCTGCCAAGAAAGCCGCTGAGCAGAAGAAGGCAGACACTGCTGCTGCTCGTGGTATCCAGAACCAGGCTAACAATAAGTTCCAGTATGCTGACGCACTTGAAAATAGTCTTAAGCAGTTCGAGGGTCAACTTCGTATCTTTGGCACAAAGATTGCTCGTGGCGATGTTCTTAGCACAGTTGAACAAAGAGATTTTGACAGAGCAGTATCTGAGTACAAGAAGGTAAGCTCTGCCTACAATAAGGCAGTTGCTCAAGGCAATGCAATCCTTGCCAAGATGCCAGAGTCTTTCACTAAAGAGAAGAAAGAAACTCAGGCTAAGGCTGGAATAGTAGAAGAGCCAGCAGCTGCAGAAGCAGGTCCTGTTAGCCTTACAGACTTCCTTAAGAGCGCAGTTGGCAATGTAGAAAAGATCAAGAAGTTACAGCAAGCACTCAAGAATGCTGGTACTTATGATGGTCCGGTCAATGGAATCTTAAATGCTGATGTACTCCTACCTGCAGCAGAGCGTGCAGAAGAGAAGCTAGATCGTTATGCTAGCCTAGGTATTACCTTTACTGACAGATTTGAAGGTTATTCCCGTCTTGCATCCACCAAGGGTGGAGATGGACTAGGTACTGGTGGTCCATCAGTTACTCAATACCCTGCTATCTCTAGCGAGACAGATGCACTGTCAACTATCAATGCAGTCTTTAACGCTGAACTAGGCCGCGATGCTACACCTAGTGAGTTCAAAGCACTTGCTCCTAAGTTGATGGCAGCACAGCGTAAGAACCCTTCAACCCAAACAGTAAGAACTGTTAATGGCAAGAAGATAGTTGAGACTGTTACAGGTTTAGATCCTAAGCAGTTCCTTGTTACTGAGATTCAAAAGAATCCTGCTACTAAGGCAGAGATTGATATGCGCCTTAAGTCTGCTCAGTCACTTAATCGTCAGGACTTAGAAAAGACTGCTCGTGCTAATGGCCTTGACCTAGATAAGAACTTTGGAACAGTAGTAGATACCTGGGTCAAGCGTGTAGATAATGGCGAAGATATTGACATCTTCAAGAACCTTATCCGTAACACAGCAAAGATTGGTCTACCAGATAAGGTGTCAGGACTGCTTGATAATGGAGTGGACCTAGAGACTGTCTATTCACCATACAAGCGTTTAATGGCATCAACCTTAGAGGTTGCTCCAGATAGCATTTCGATAGATGACCCAACACTTCGTATGGCTATTGGTCCAGACAAAGAGATGTCTCTATATGATTTCCAGCGTTCATTGCGTAAAGACCCACGCTGGCAGTACACAGATCAAGCACGCAAGAGTGTGTCAGAGGCAGCATTAGGAGTCCTTCGTGACTTCGGATTTACGGGGTAATAGATGGCGCTAACACCAGCACAAAAGAAGGCTATTGCACAGGCTGAAGCTCTTAAGAAGAAGATGCAAACAGGTGTAACCAAGTTACAGGCTGATGCAAAGGCAGCAACTGCAGAGCAAGAAGCATTCAAGGCGCAGCAAACTATTGCTAATACTGAATTAGAACTGCTAGGTAAAGCAGCAGGAGTGGCAGGCAAGGCAGCAGCAACTGCTGCCGGTGCAACACTTAACCCTAAAACTGGTACATATGAATTACCTAAGCCAGAGACTAAGTACACAGCAGCAGATGGAACGGTCTTTACAGACCTTGCTACCTATACAAAGTATCAAGAAATGCTTGGCGAGAAAGCAGACATTGCTGAAACTAATAAGCGTGCAGGACAGTCTGCCTATTCTTTGCTCTATCAGGAGTTTGCACAGTATGGACTAGGTGCTCTAGTAGAGCCTCTACAGTCTTACATCCAAGAAGGATTATCTCCAGCAGAGTTCACACTTCGTTTGCGTGAGACTCCAGCCTACAAGAAGCGCTTTGCTGCTAACCAGCAGCGTGTAGCCAAGGGACTTGGCGCACTAACGGAAGCTGAGTACATTGGTCTTGAGGACCAGTACCAGAACGTTATGCGTAACTATGGACTACCTGCTTCATACTATGAAAAGGGTGAACTAGGTTCACAACCTGGATTTGAGAAGTTCCTAGCAAATGACGTATCTGCAGCAGAGTTAGAAGACCGCGTTGTCACAGCACAAAAGCGTGTCATCAATGCTAACCCAGAGGTTGCCAACGCGCTTAAGCAGTTCTACCCAGATATCACTAATGGCGACATCTTGGCGTATACACTAGATCCAACACAGGGACTTGAGGCTATCAAGCGCAAGGTAACTGCAGCTGAGATTGGTGGTGCTGCTATGGCTCAAGGACTAGGAACCAGCGCCTCTCGTGCTGAGGAACTAGCCAGATATGGTGTTACTAAAGAAGCAGCACAGCAGGGCTTTGAGACTGTAGCCCAGGTAGCACCTCGTGGTGGACAGTTGGCTGCAATCTATGGAGAAGATCCATACACACAAGCAACAGCAGAAACAGAAATCTTTAATCTTGCAGGCTCAGCAGAGGCTGGTAAGCAACGCAAGAAGTTAACAGAACTAGAACAGGCTTCATTCTCGAAGCAATCTGGTCTAGCACAAGGCGCACTGGCAAGAGATAGAGCCGGAGCCTTCTAACAAACAAAGCCTGCCATTGGAACGACTGGCCCAATGGAGTGATAACAATTACCAGTAGTAGAAGCCATATGAGAAACCCCAAACTTATATGAGGTCTGCGCTAACAACTAATAGGGAGAAGGACCACTATGTCCAATTACGACTACGAGGACGACGACTCAGATCTAAACGATTTGGGTAATGATCTCGTCAAACAACTGCGTAAAACAAATAAGCAAAAGGAAAAAGAACTAGCCGAACTAAAGGCACAGTTTGAATCCTTATCTAAAGCGCAAAGAGAACGAACAATCAAGGATGCCCTCGAACGTCGCGGGGTAAATCAGAAAATCGCTGCGTTTATCCCACAGGATATAGACCCAACTGAAGAGTCTGTATCTAACTGGTTAACAAACTATGCCGATGTATTCGGACTAGAACTTGTCCAACCGAACCAGACACCTAATGTAGATCCAGCTCAGGCTGCTGCATACCAGAAGATGACAAACACAGTTGACCAGGCGGCTTCGCCTGAGCCAACAGAAGATGTGATGCGTCGCCTGATGAATGCACATACCAAAGAAGATTTGGATGAAATCATTAGGACATCTGGACTCTAACATCCGATCCTAACAAACACGAAAGGAAGGTGAACAAATGGCAACTCCAGCCGGTAGCCCTACCACTGTCAGTTCTATTTCGAACCTCGTCCAAACAGCGTACGATCAGTACGTTCGTATGGCACTTCGCTCCATTCCAGTAATGCGTGCGATTGCTGATGTAAAGCCAGTTCAGCAAGCAATGCCAGGATCATCAGTTGTATTCTCAATCTATTCAGATCTTAGTGCAGCAACATCTACACTAACTGAAACTTCTGATGTATCTTCAATTGCTCTTGGCAACCCATCACAGGTAACTGTGACACTACAGGAATACGGTTCAGCCGTAACCACAACAAAGAAGTTATCACTAACTTCATTCAACGACGTAGACTCAGCACTAGCTGACATCATTGCTTACAATGCTGCAGATTCTATTGACTCTATCGTTGCTTCAGTTCTAACAGGTGGCACAAACGTCATCTACGCAGGAACTGCTACAAACCGCGCAGGTATCTCATCAACAATGACAATCTCTGTTGCTGATATCCGTGAGGCTGTAACACAGCTTCGCTCAAACAAGGCATTGCCTCGTATTGGCGAACTATATGCTGCATACCTACACCCACGTCAGTCTGCTGACCTACGTGCTGAATCAGGTACTGGTGGATTCCAAGAACTCACAAAGTACGTTGAGCGCACACCGTTCGTCGCAGGTGCAGTTGGAGTAATCGAAGGTGCATTCGTAGTTGAAACACCTCGTGTTCCATCTGTCTCATCAACAGTAACTGTTTATCAGGGTGTTGTTGCTGGTCGTGAAGCACTTGCAGAAGCAATGGCTCAGGACATCTCAACTGTTATCGGTCCAGAGATTGACGCTTTGCGTCGTTTCCGTACCATCGGTTGGTACTATATGGGCGGCTTTGCTCGCCTACGCGAAGCGGCTCTATACCGCATCGAGTCTGCTACATCAATCAACTAGTAGTTGGCTGACTGCAGGGCAGGAGCAATCCTGCCTTGTGGTAAGCCCACTAAGGAGAGTTAATGTCTTATCAACTAATTACACCTTGGAACGCTGAGACGTGGATCGTAGACGGAACATACGCCTCCCCCTATGCACGTCTTGCTGCACGTCCTGCGCCACAAGGTGGTCGCATTACAGACATAGGTCGTGGCATTACATTATTAGTAACAGGTACTACTGTTGCTGAAAACAGAACACCAAGCCAAGATGATCTAGCAGATGCAGATGCCTACTACCTCGGTGGGCATACCTACGTGCTAGATGATGCTGAGGCACAAATCCTTATCAACGCCGGATATTCGGAGTACCTAACCCAACTATGACACGTAACGATAACTGCACATCAAGTTGCAAGACACAAGACCATAGCAACTATGGCGATTGTATTAGACAGAATACTCCTATGTTTAATGGGGTCACACCCACTAAGGATGGCTGGGATCAGTCTAAGGTTAAGCGTGATGAGAAAGAACTCAATGCTTACTACTCAGCTGTGAAGCAGGGTATGGAGCCACGCTCAACACGTATGGAAGATATCAAGGCAGCAGAGATAATCAGTAACGAAGGTGGCAAAGCCTTCGACGGAACAACACTTACATTCAAGGAGTAGAAAATGCCAGTTAACAACCCAGAAGCATACGGTAAGGGACAAGCAAAGCAAGAGTTTGTAGAGTCTGATTACCAGCCATACCCAGTCGTACAGCCAGTATCACAGATGAAGTTTGATTCATACGACAAGCTACAATCAGGTGCATACGGCAAGCCAGCACCAAAGCAGGGGTAATGATGAAGAAGAAGGCAGCCAAGACTAAGGTCGAGAAGGTAATGGGCGAGTTCAAGCGTGGAACCCTTCACTCAGGTAAAGACCCAAAGGGTCCTAAGAAGGCACCAGTTGTAAAGAACCGCAAGCAAGCTATCGCTATTGCGCTCAGCGCAGCAGGCAAAGCAAAGAAGAAGTAAATGGCAACACCTGCTTGGCAGAGAGCCGAAGGCAAGAACCCAAAGGGTGGCCTCAACGCTAAGGGACGTGCTAGTGCTAAGGCACAAGGTATGAACCTTAAGCCTCCAGTTAAGAAGGCAGAGGCTGCAAAGTCTCCTAAGTCTGCAGCACGACGTAAATCATTCTGTGGTCGTATGTGTGGGATGAAAGCCAAGAACACATCTAGCAAGACTGCTAAAGATCCAAACTCAAGAATCAACAAGTCACTACGTGCTTGGGATTGTAGTTGCAAATGAAAAAGAAAACAGCATTCTGGGATAAACCAAATCCCAACAAGAAGTCAAAGCCTTTAACACCTGAGCAGAAGAAGCAGGCTAAGGCACGTGCAAAGGCAGCTGGTCGTCCCTATCCAAATCTGGTGGACTCGGCAGCAGTTGCAAGAAAGAAGAAATGAAAACTTGCCCACACTGCAAGAAAGAAAAACAAACAGTTGAATTTTGGAAAGGTCAAAGTTCCTGTATTGAGTGTTGTAAATACAAGCAAAAGAACAGATGGAATAGCAGAACTCCTAAGAAAAGACTTGAGCAACATCTGAAATATAAATATGGTGTTACCGAGGAACAGCTTGTAGAGGCATTGAATAAACAAGACAATGTTTGTGCAATATGCAAGGGTGCTTTACCTGATTTGATGCTCTATGAAAATCGCAGACGCGGTTATGCTATAGATCACAATCACGAAACTATGGAGTTTCGCGGGGTTCTATGTTTGAAGTGTAATACCTTGCTAGGTATGGCACAAGAAAGTAAAGAGATATTAGAGGCAGCAATAGATTACCTTGAAAAGAATGGTAACTATGCTGCTAAGAAGTCTAAGTAAAACAATCTAAGGAGAAACAATGTCACTAGGAACTCTGGGTAGCACGCTCAACGATGAATTGAACCGTTTAGCAAATGGTGGTACCTATCGTGATATGGACGATATGGTTGATGAGGCACTTGCCGCAAAGCAATGGGCCAACCGTGAAAACATTTCTCCTTACTCAACAGATACAGTAGGAGTGCTCAATGAAATTGCAGGGCTGGGTCTTGATAAAAAGAATTGGCTTGATTTTAACGGCGTATGTAATTACATCGCTGGTACTTCTGGCCTACCTGCAGCAGCAGCTCTCCGACAAATCTACCCAACCACCGATCTCCTAACTGGAGTTGCTGCTTATTATGTAGATGCAATAGATGCCTCTGCATCTGGGCAGACCATTACTAACCTTGGTAATGCTGGTTCATTACTACCAACTACTGTTGGCTCTAGCACTTCTGCAGACTCTAATGACCCTAAGTTCCTAGCCCATACTGGCACTAACTATGTGTATCTGCCAGGAGTTGCAAGCAACAGCATTTTTACTCCAAGCACAGTAGCATTACAAATTACTGGTGACATTGATGTTCGAGTTCAAGCAGCAATGGATGACTGGACTCCTGCTACTGATATGACTCTTGCATCAAAACGAACTACTGGCAACATCTCTTGGGAATTAAGATTACAAACTACTGGAACTCTTCTTTTTGAATGGTATTCAGATGGAGTTACTCCTACTGGAAGTAAATCATCAACTGTTGCTACTGGCGTTACAGATGGTGCAGTTAAATGGATACGTGCAACTTTAGATGTTAACAACGGTGCATCTGGCAACGATGTAAAGTTCTTTACCTCTGACAACGGCACAACCTGGACACAACTTGGAACAACAGTAACTACTGCTGGAGTTACATCTATTTTTGGTGGAACTGCAAACATTGAAATTGGTACAAGAACTTCTATGCTAGGTGGTTTATCAGCAGGTAAGTTCTACCGTGCCCAAATCTATTCAGACATTACAGAGACCACCAAAGTCCTCGATGTGGACACCTCAGTTATCACTGCAGGATCAGCTACATCCTTTACCGCAGTTACTGGTCAAACAGTTACCATCAACCGTGGTACTACTGGACGCAAGAGTGTTGCTGTAACTCAACCTACTTGGCTCTTTGGTACTGATGACTATATGGAAGTCAACAACCGCTATATGGCTCATTCAGGCAGCAACTATATGTATCTGCCTGGGGTTACTCTTAACTATGCTTCAGCACCTGATAGTGCTGCACTTGATATTACAGGTGATATTGACCTACGGGTTAAAGTTGCACTTGACGACTGGACACCAAGTGCTCAGCAAGTTTTATTAGCAAAATCAAATTCTGTTGGCAATCAACGTTCTTACGCTTTTATTGTAACAACTGCTGGAAATTTGCAATTATTAACATATACAGATGGAAGCACAACATTAACTAATACATCAACTGTGACTGCTGGAATTACAGATGGCTCCACTAAATGGGTGCGTGTAACACTCGATGTTGATAATGGTGCGGTAGGGAATACAGCAACATTCTTTACATCAGATGATGGAATTACCTGGACTCAACTAGGCAGTCCAGTAGTTAATGCTCTAACTACAAGCATATTTAATTCAACATCACCAGTTGAAATTGGTTCAAGAAGTATTGGTAACATTGACATCGCCCGTGGTAAGTTCTTCCGAGCACAGGTACTCAACGGTATTGGTGGCACAGTAGCCTTCGATGCTAACTTTGAGTCAAGCATTACCAGCCTATTGCAGACATCATTTACTGAATCCTCAACTAATGCTGCCACTGTAACAATCAACCGTTCTGGTAGCACATACCGCAGTGCTGGTGTTATTGATGCTGGTTACCTCTACCCAGGAGCAACCAACACCTTTGCCAATAGCACTATTGATTACTTGAACTTTGGTGCTACTGATTCGTTTACTGCCTTAGTAGTATCTCGCCAAGCAAACTACACCGCTACTCAAATACTTATGAATAAAGGACTTGGGCTTGCTACTTCTGGTTATTTCTTGCGAAATTCAACTGGAGTCCCTGCAACTTTGGCTGGTGGATTTAACGACCCAACAATTCAAGTTGGACTTAGCGGAGGCTCAAGAACCAACTTGGCATTAGTAAATGCTTCTTTAGTAAGAAATACAACAAGTGATAACGGAATTATTTACACAAATGCAACTGCTGGTACGGCTGGAACGGATACAACAACTGGTTCATTAGCAACCGTAACATCATTGTTTATTGGCTCTACAGGTTCTATTGGAAATTATGCCGATATGGAACTATACGCAGCAGCAGTATTCCGCACTGCGTTGACTGCAGCTCAGATCCGTCAGATTAACAACTACTTTGCTAACCGAGAGGTGTACCTATAATGGGAACATTACGTTCAACTGAGGTTGTATTCATTCCTAATGAAGATCCTGACCAGCCAGATACAGCTGTGCCTGCCTGCCAAGGGCTAGTCATCAACGGTGTTCTGCTCGGCGAAGCCGTAGAAATTGACGGAGATCCCAACACCTATGAGTGGGATGATGGCGCTTTCCCTACCGGCGTGGTATACCCAGATGGAACCGTAGTTCCAGATGAAGAGCCTGTATAATTGCTGCTATGAAAGTAGCCGTATATGCCATTGCCAAAAATGAAGAAAAGCACGTAGCCAGGTGGCTGACATCTAGCCTGAAGGCTGACTATCACCTGATAGCAGATACTGGTTCTACAGATGAGACAGTTGCTATAGCCAAGTCCCTTGGCATCAATGTCATAGAGATCAAGGTTGAGCCTTGGCGCTTTGACACAGCAAGAAACCTTAGCCTAGATGCCTTGCCAGATGATATTGACTACTGCGTAGCCCTAGATATGGATGAGGTGCTAACTCCAGGCTGGCGTGAGCAGCTTGAGATTGCCTTCTCAGAGGGCATAGAACGCCCACAGTACCGCTTTATTACCTCGTGGGATGAAAAGGGTAAGGCACTTACAGAGTTAGACGGATTCCGTATCCACAAGCGTCACGGTATGACCTGGGTCCACCCTATCCACGAGGTTTTAAGATGCACCGAAGGTGAAGACAAGCACAAGGTTTACCCCTTTGAGGTTCACCACTTGCCAGATCACGACAAGCCTAGAAATTACCTGAAGCAGTTAGAGGCAGCGGTCAAGGCTGAACCTAACAGCCGTAACCTGTACTACCTAGCCAGAGAATACTTTGGTCACGGCAAACTGGACAAGGCACAGAAGGTCATCAAACGATACTTAAAGGTATCTGAGTTTGATGCAGAGAAGTCTTATGCCTTGCGGATGCTAGCCAAGTGTGAGGTACATAAGCAAGAGCATTGGCTCCTTGCCTCAATGGAAACCTATCCCAGCCGTGAGTCAGTACTGGCTCTGGCTAACTACTACTACACCAACCAACGCTGGCAAGAGTGCAACTATGTTGCCAAGCGTGGATTAGATTTCAAAGAAAGATCAACAGAGTTTCTATCAGAGAACTGGGCGTGGGGTCATATGGGTTATGACCTTGCAGCTGTCTCTGCGTGGAAACTAGGTAAGTACCAAGAAGCCTACGAGTATGGTCAGCAAGCAGTTCTCAAATCACCTAATGATGAAACTTTACAGAATAACCTCAAGTCCTACCGGGAGAAGATAGATGCCAACGTTTAACGATATGGTCAACGAAGTACGCTCTAACCTACAAGGGTACACACTTCGTCAGGACCGCTTAACATACCTTGCCAACACAGGTGGCATCACTGCATCTGGTACTGAGATTCAGGTTGGTTCATCTAACAACCTTGCCAAAGGCATCATCGAGATTGATGACGAACTAATCTGGATTGACTCCTTTGATAAGGCAACCAGCACAATGAACGTTATCCCTGCAGGCTTTGGTCGTGGCTATCAGGGAACAGATGCTGCATCTCACGCACAGTACGCTCAGGTAATCCTATCTCCTACCTTCCCACGTCAGAACATTAAGCGTGCTATCAATGACACTATCAACTCATTCTTTCCTAAGCTCTGGGGCGTAGGTTCTACAACCTTTACCTTCAACGCAAGCCAGACTGCATACACACTACCAGCAGAGGCTGAGTCTGTGATCTATGCCTCTTGGCAGACAACAGGTTCTAGCCTTGAGTGGTTGCCTATCAATCGCTGGCGTATGGACCCAATGGCAAATGTGACTACATTTGGTACCAACAACACTATTAACATTTATGAGAACATCCAACCAGGTAGAACCATTCAGGTTTTCTACACCAAGGAACCTTCAGTTCTAACAGACAACGGTGATGACTTTGCAACAGTAACAGGGTTGCCATCATCTGCCTACGATGTGGTCATCCTTGGTGCCTCATACAAGTTGCTCTCATTCCTTGACCCAGGTCGTATCAATCTTACATCAGCTGAGTCTGACCTTAACGATACTAAGATGCCATACAACGCAGGTGTTGGTGCATCTCGTTATATCTACGCTCTGTTCCAACAGCGCTTTAATGAAGAAGCGCTTAAGCTCCAAGACAAATATCCTATACGAATCCACTATACCCGTTAAGTAAGGCAGATAAATCGTGACTAGAAAATACTCATCCATCAGCGTAGAGACAACACTACAAACTGGTATCGGAACTAGCGAAACAACCATCACTGCTCCTTCGTCATCTGCTGTTACTTTGCTACTAGGTGGAGTATCACTTGCTGCAGGTAACGTTGACCAATTCACAGTGGTTATTGACCCAGACACAGCCAACGAAGAGATCCTATTCGTCACTGGAGTATCTGGTGCCAATATGACAGTAGTGCGTGCTCGTGCTGGAACTGCTGCAGTTGCACACACAGCAGGTGCAGTCATCCGTCACTCATTGACTTCAGATGACTTGACCTACTACACAACAGGTGTGGACTCAGCAGCAACGGCTGCAGGAACCTTGACCTTTAGCAACAAGACTATCGCTCTAGGATCTAACTCAGTATCAGGTACTACTGCTCAGTTTAATACTGCGCTGACTGACAATGACTTTGCTACCTTGGCAGGTACAGAGACTCTAACTAACAAGACTCTTACCTCACCTGTGGCTAGCATTGCAATTAATGCCCAGACAACTGCCTATACCTTGGTTGCTACAGATAAGAGCAAGTTGGTAACAATTACATCTGCCACTGCTGCAAATATCACAGTGCCACCAAGCGTCTTTGCTGCAGGAGATATCATTTACGTAGCACGTTTGGGTGCAGGTACCTGCTCTCTGACTGCAGGCGTTGGAGTAACTATCAACACCACACCTGGTCTAAGCCTACGTGCTCAGAACTCAACAGCAGCTCTTATCTGCACAGCATCTAACACATTCTTGGCTACTGGAGATCTTTCTTAATGCTCAACCTACTGGCATTTATTGGTAACTTTGTATCACCGGTGACAACCACAACAACAACTACGGCTGCGCCTACGACTACAACAACCACCACTACCTCTGCGCCGCCAGTAACTACTACTACGACTGCTGCTCCAACTACTACCACTACGACTACCACTACGACCACTACTACAACAGCACCAACTACAACCTGGTATTGTTCAAGAACAACGTATAGTGGTACCAGTAACTTTACATCATCTTCTGATATATCTGGAATTGTTGAGTGTGTATCTATAACATCTTGCTCAACAAGTGGATATCCTGGAAGGCTTAGCATTCCTTGTTAAAGGAACAAAGAGAGGGATAAAATGTCAGATGAGGTTAAACCTTGGGATATGTTCAATGGAACACCAAGGGCCACAAAGGAAGAAACTGAGCGCAGATTTAGTATCTGCCAAGGTTGTCCAGAACTTGTGGAGCTAACCTCCACCTGTAAGCAGTGCGGTTGCTTTATGTATATAAAGACTAAACTAGAGCCTGCTACCTGTCCGTTAGGTAAGTGGTAATGGCATCTATATTTGTACAGATAGCGTCCTATCACGACTTTGAATTACCTAAGACAGTCATAGATGCAGTAGCAAAGAGCAGTGGTAATCACGTCATCTGCTTTGGTATACACCAATGCTACGTTGAGAACCATCAGATCTTTATACCGCTAGTGCCTAACTTTAGAATGCAAGAGAGCCAAGCGCCAGAGAACATTGG